GAACACCCGGTTGGTGGACATCCGAAAGCTGGGCGGCTGGATCTTGGAGAAGGCCGCGTCAACCCGGGAGTTGGACTTCCAGAACCAGTCACCGCTCCCGTCAAAGAAGTTCATCGCCTCCTTGGCGTCTTCTCTGAACGGGCGCTTGTGCTTCTCGGCCTGCTTGAGCTTGGCAAGCCAAGACGAAGAGATGGAGCGCAGGGCGTCCTCCATCTTCTTCTGGGACGCCTGCTCGTCGGGAATATCCGGCAGCCCGCCATCGCCTTCGGCAGGAACCATGTCGCCGCCATCGGGCACGCCAATCATTTCACGCTTCCTGCGTTACTGGCTTCTTCTTGGCGGCCTCGATCTTCTGCTTGGTGAGCAGGGAATTGAGTTCCTTGAGCGCCTTGGTGCTCGGGTGCAGGGCGTAGGCGCCCCACTTCCCCCAGGCCGAGGCGGTGTCGGACTCTCTCCAGAACGGGTCGTCAACGTGCCGAACCGACGGCTTTTCCACGAAGCCAGCATCCTCGGCCCAGACAAGGATATTTATGGTCTGGCTACCGGGCTTTCGTGACACCCAGCCCATGACCGGGTCCTGCGGATTGAAGGGATTCGAGTACCACAGGACCATGTCGCCGACATGCAGCTCGGGCAGGGAAAAGTCCACGATTTCCTCCTTGTAGATAGCTTCCGTTACCGCAGCACCCGGAGGTTAATGGCACTGCGCGGGGGTCAGCAAACCGTAAATCAAGCCACCCAGTTGTCGGTGTAGCTGTTAGGCGCAAGGTAAATCACGTTGGTCTGCCTGGACTTATCCCTGTTCTCTTTCCATTTGACCCACCAAGGAAGCTCTACCTTTAACTCTGGCTTGTGGTACTTAGGGTCGTAAGCGCAGAGATACCTTAGGCAATCGACAAGGTGAAACTCTCCGCGCTTGTTTGGCTCGTCCGTGACGATGGAGGTGCCGGCGACGTAGGTGACCTTCTTCTTGTACCGCTTCATCTCACGCTCGAAGTTCGGCAGCGACCCTCGGAGAACCCGGAGCTTGGAGTGGCCCTCGGGGCGGATATGCAGCATGTTGCGCACCGCCTGGAGCCCGGCCTGAACGTCGTCTGCGCCCGGGATGAAGCTCGCCCCGGTTACCCGCGACCTGATGCCCAACGAGACCAACTGCTCGGTGTACTGGTCCTGCGGGCTCTTGCCTGAGCCGATGTCGGTCAGCCGGCCGCCGTGGGCGTCAATCAGGAAGGCGTGGAAGTTCTGCTGGCCCACCTTCTTCTTTAACTCTTGCCCGAAGATGATGGCGTTGCAGTTGCGGATATAGAGTTCGTCGTACAGCAGGACCTTGTCTTCCCCGGGAGGGACGGCGGCAAACAGGACCGCCGTGATGGCGTGCCCGGGGTCAACAACGGCATACCGGCACCAGTCGTCCGGGACCTGGCCGCTTGGCAGCTGGTCACGGTCGAACCCGTGGATGGCGACGTTCCAGTTGGGATAGACCAGGATGGAGTCGGTCGTGAACTCGCCCTCCGACCGCTGGCGGAGAACGTCCTCTCCAATAGCCGACCAGCGCTCGATCATCTTGCGCTTCTCGTCTTGGTCGATGTGCGGGTTGTCCAGGAACCTGAGCACAAACCGCTTAATGTCCTTGGTGTTCCCCATCTCCTCGGCCTTCTCGGCTCGCTCGTTGAGGCCGATCAAGGCTTCGTTCTTGGAATGAGGCATGGCGCTCCAGCAGAACAACCCCTTGTTGTCTGCGAGCCTGGCTTGCATTTCGGGAACCCACTGCTCGTTGTTCAAGTCCTCGTCAATGTGGACACGCGAGCCGCGAAAGCCCTGGGGCGGGTCTCCCTCAGAGGAGAAGCAGTAGATGGTCCAGCCGTTTACCAGTTCGCAGGAGTTCAGGTAGCCGGCCGACTTGAGAAGCCAGGAAAAGCTCTTAATCATCCTCGGCGGAATCAGTGGCGGGGCCGGCTTTGCCTCCCTCTCCCTTCCGGCGTCCGCGACCGGGTCGAAGGCTCTCCACTGGCCCGTCGCCTGGTCTCGGATGATCTTGAAGGCCCCGGCGCGGAAGAGGTATGGCACCACGACGAGGCCAATGTGCTTCCAGTTGGCCCCGACGATGATGAGGTTGCCGCCCTCCTTTGGGTACTTTCCTTCGACCGGGTGGGTCCCAGTGGCTGCCCATGCGTCCTCGATGAAAGTGCAAAGAGACTTGCCGCTACGATTTCCGCCGATTACCAGCGTTTCGCTTGCCAAGCATTGATGGAACTCGCTCTGCTGCGGCGTGGGCTTGTATAGCCTCAAGGCTTCGATTCGCCTCTCGTTCAATTCCGCTTGCAATGTCTTGAGTTCGTCCCTCTGGAAGGACGACATGCTCTGGACCGTTGGCAAGGGGGAGGGCGGGGGAGTTGGCGGATGCTTCTTCTTTGGGGGCATTGATGTACCTCTTTCCTCCGTAGGTTAACACGGCATGCTCCAGCCGCTTGTTGATCTCCTCCTCTAGCTCGTCTTCTGAGTAAAGCTGGATCGGCTTCCGCGCGCCACCCTGCTCGGTGTTCTTAGATGCCAGCTTGACGACCATCTCCAGAAGCCCAGATCGCATCCGGCTGCCCGGAGGGCTGTCCCAATACTGCTTCATGGCCATGCTGGCAAAGCCATTCACGCCACCGAAGTAGTTCATCAGGCTTTCGAGAAGTTCGGCCGTGTGCGGGACGTTGACTCCGCCTGAGACCACGCGGGTCACGAACGAGTCAACGGCCGCCGTCTCGATACCGTCGAGCTTCTTGCGGCGAGCAATGGCCTTTTTGCACTTACGGCAGGTCGTCTGATATGCCTGCTGCGTTCCCGGAACTCTCGGAAAGAACTTGGGGGTCAGGTCATAGACCTTCGAGCAGACATCGCACTGGCGGCTCTCGGGCTTCTGCATGCCTCACCTATCTAGCTGCATAACGGACGAGATCATCGGGCGCATGAGCTGCTCCCTGTCGCCGGCGTTCATTTCGCTCTGGAGATTGTTCCTGGAGGCCCGCATGTACTGGTCCACCATCTGGCTGGCCATTGATGGGCGCAGCAGGTAGCCGTAAAGGTCTTCGAGGTTCTCTTGGCCGAAGGGGATCGGCGAGAGCTGGTCCTGCTCGATGGCGTCCTGGAGCTGCTGCTGGATGGATTCCTCGTACTGGTCCAGGTCAATTGGCCTGGAATTCCTTGCGGCGGCCAGCATCGCGTCCTGGCGCTGCTTCAGCATCCTGCGAATCATGTTGCTCATGCCAGCCTCTACTTGCGGGAGTTGGGAGGGAAAAACTTGAGGCTGCCTTCCTTCTGCTCTTTGCACTTAGTGCATGTCAGCAGTTCCATGCTCGCCTCGCCTTTCGGAGTCTGCTCTCTGGGTCCTTGGCGGCCTCGGGCCACATCTTCATCTGGCCCGCGCTCCTGGCGCAGAAAGAGTCTCGCCTCGGGCCGCCTTCTGGCTGCGGGGCCTTGAGGTTAGCGCCATGCTCGCGGTTGTACGCGGCGCGGCCTCGCTCGTTCAGGCCACCCTCGGGGTCCTGGCCCTCCTTCCGGGACCAGGCTCCTTTCAGCTTCCGAATTCGGTCGCTCATCGGGGGCACCTCCCGTCGGGGCACTTCCCCGACTTGCATTCGCAGGTTGCGGGGCAGGGACATGGCTGCTCAATCCGGCCGTCCGGCTTCCAGATTCCGTTCTTGCAGGTGCCGCCACACACGCACTTGTTGGGAGTGGGCGCAGGCTGCGGAGGGGCCTCCTCGGCGAACGTCGAGTAGGCAAACGCCACGGCTGCGGCAGCTCGGGGCTGCTCGGTGTCCACGACAGCAGGGGCCGCAGACAGCCAGGTCAGGAACGCAAGGATGATCTGCCAGAGGCTCATGCTCACCACCCCCGGGCGTGATTGATATGGACGTAGCCGTCTTCGTCTGTGAGGACGGACTGGACCTCGACGTTGGGTCCTGATGGCGCAGGCTCGGCAAAGGCCATGAACCAGAGTGCAGTCTTGGCGATACGGGCCAGAGCACGCAGGACGGGTCGGTCAGTGTTGGGCTGCGGAACGGATTGCTGGTGAAGCTGCCAGCCGACGGCGAAGCACAGGATGCAGGCAATAGCAAAGGACTTCTTCGACAGCGTCACCATCATCTTCTCCTAGCTATGGAGCGAGAAAGAATGCCAACCTCTCCGCCGGCACGGGCGAGAGCCAGTTGCCATGATCCAGGTCCCTATAGCCAAACCCATCTACAGAGCCGACGGCGAACGAATCCTCGCCGGCCAGCATGCTGTCGATAACCTTGGCGTCGATCCAGAACGAACCCTCAGGCATATCCTCTGGCCACTTTGGTCCTGACACCCAGTTCGGCCCCCATGAATTAAGGCAAAGCAATCCAGGCCTATCGTAGCGCACTGAAATCAGGGCCATGCAATGGGCCCAAGACCCAGATGGCTCGCAGAAGGCCTGATCGTCACGGGCAGACTTGAAGCCCCTTCCACTGCACACGGCCACAGGGAAGCCCGACTCGATGGCGGCGGCGGCTTCCTTGAAGTTGCGGACGAGCGCGAGGTACTTGGCGGGATGCTTCTTGGCTACGGCATCCAGCTTGCCCGCGTCACTCTGGCCACCGTTCCCCCAGTTGCCCCAGTCTTTTGCGCGCTCGGGGGAATACTCTCTGAGGTCGAGCGCGCCATAGCTGTCCCTATAGATGACCCCCCAGTCCCTGAGCCACTTGGCCGCAGCGCCGCCATAGCTGCCATCTGAGTAGCCGGCCTGCTTCTTGCCTCTCGCCTCCACCCTCGAACCGCCATAGCACGATTCCGTGCATGGGAAGAGAGGTGGCTCGGCGAGGCGGCCTGTCTCCCAGTCAACGCTTTGGGCTATCCATACGCAGTGGGAAAATCCCCAACTGACGCAGTCACCGATTCCCTGCCTGCCAACAACCCAAGGCTTCTTGTAGACAGCGAGATGGGACTTGTAGGCAGCGCGGTACAGGAAGGTGTCCTTACCCTTTGCCTCCTTGATGGCCTCTTCGCCGGCCTGCGAGAACAGGGGCTTGTCGAGTTCCTTGAGGAACTCCTTTGTGCCCTCGGGGTCGGGGGTGTAGCCGAAGTTCCCCTGCGTTTGCTGGAACAGGCGAACGGCCGCCAGGCCAGCTGCCGTCAGGATCAGGCAGAGGACTGCGGCGCTCAGAACGAGGCTTTTCTTACTTTCCTGCCGCATTGCTGGCTGCCTTTGAGACCTCGAACATGGCATCAACCCACTTGGCCCGTTGCTCATGGTTGATGGGGCCACCGCTTACCCCAACCACCTCGTCCAGAAAGTGCCTGATCTCGTCTCGGACATTGGGCTGCCGCTGGCCGATGGAGACTCCTCGGGTCCTGGCTTCTCTGGCGATTACGCGAAGCTCGTCTAGCTGAACTCCGTTCTTGAGCCTGGGCTGCTCCTTTTCGCCATCGGCCTCGATTGCCCTGGCAAGCTCATCGCAAAGGGCGGCAATGGAAGCTGCGTCCTCGGCCGCCGTGGGGCCCACGAACTTGCCGGACAGCACCAGCTTCGTCGGCACGTCCGGCGAGGGAGGAGCTTTCTCGGAGGGGGCCGCCAGCATCACGACCGCGACTGCGGCCAAGGCTGCGGCCAGGTAATGCCTACTTGTGTCGCTCATTGCGAGCAGGCTCCTTTCGCTTGCGGGCGGGCTTCTTCTCGGGCTCCGGTTTCGGCTCGGGCTTCTTGGGAAGCTGGGCGGCGATCTCGGGCCAGAACCACAGAGCGGCGGCGGCGATGATGAGGATGTACGGGATCACGGCTCCCCCCTGACTAGCTTCAAGACCACTTCGATGGCACCGCTGGAGAGGGCCAGAAGGGCAGACCGAAAGACCGGGCGTGCCAGGATCCAGAAGGGCAGGGCGTAGCCCGGGATGGCGCGGTCGGCCAGCTCGTCGAACAGCTCGGCCAAGGCCCCCAGCACCAACTCCTTCTTCTGGTCGCCGGCAGTTTGCCAGGAGTCCACGGCCTCGATGCACAGCCGCATCATGGCCAGGAACAACTCGCCGAACTCAGAGACCGTCAGGCCCTCCTTGGCCTTCAGGTCTGCGACTACGAGGAATGCCTGAATCTTGTCGGCAAGGCTCAGGATGGGCGCAGCGGCGGCCACGCATGGCTCAGAGATCATCCTTGGTCCCTCCATAAAGCACAGCACCGCACCGACAACTGCCGTCGGGCAATCATCGGTACGGTGCAATGAGTGCCCGTTTTTAGGTCAACGTCACGGAGTCGAGACGCGAGCGGAGAAACCGCCCAGGCCGACGAGGACGCGAACCTTGTTGCTGGCAGCGGCGGCGAGGGCGACCCCGACCGTCTTGTTGGCAACGCTGGCGACGATCTTGCCGGCAGTACCAGAGGTGCCGACCGACACGAACGCGCCTTGGTTCACCGTCCCGCTGGAGTCGGCCGTCGTGGGACCGTTGACCACCAGCCAGAAGATGTCGTTGACAGCCACGCCCGCAGCCGGGAGGTACTCGTCTACCACGCCGATGATCGGCGAGTCCACGTCACCGTTGCCGTCGACCTCGGAGAGAAGGGCCGTCGTCTTGCCCTTAACCACCTGGCCTGGCGTCAGGGCGCCAGCGGAGGTGTTGCGGACAGCGATGCACTTCAGCTGAACATTGCTGTTCACCGTTCCATCGGGACGGGTGTCCGTGAACCACCGCTGCGTGCCCACGATGTGGGTGCCGTCGCTGGTCGAGGTCACGCCGAGGGTCGTGCCACGCGGGAACCACGGATCTGAGTCGAGAGCGCTCATGTGTGTTCTCTTTCCTTATGGGCTTAGGGTCAGGCGATGGCCTGGAGCTTGAAGAAGTTCCTCGGCGAACGGAAACGGAGGTTGGCGAGCACCGAGACGACATACCTATAGCTTTGCAGGTCCTCGTTGTAGAACGGACCCTCGGCTGTCATCAGGCTTCCTTCCATGCACCGCAGTTCCATGTTGGCGATGGAAAGGCCGTAACCGCAGTTCGCGGGCACGGCGTACTCCGTCGAGATCTCGACGCCGTCCTGCTCGAACACGTCGTTGAAGCCGTAAGACTTCAGGCCGTTGGCCCGAGTCACGATGACACGCTCCTTGGAATCCAGCTTGTTGAGGTACTGGATGTAGAGCTTGCGGTCCAAGAGGACCATGTCGATCTCGGACTCCTTCGTGTCGTTCCGCTTCGTCTGGTGGATCGCCTCACGGGTCGCCACCACGCAGTTGTCGGCCCAGGTCGCCGTCGCACCACCGAAAGCGGTGCTGGTGTAGTTCACTACCACCGGGCTGTAGAAGTCATACTCGGGATCGGACACGCCGTTCGGCCAAACCCCACTGACCTGCGACCCGGCGATGGCACCGAGGCCGGTGTTGATGCCGGCGTAGGTGTCGGCCGGGAAGCCAAACATGTCGGCCGCATTGGCCGCACGCTGCGCTCCGGTCGAGACATTGACCGTGCCGTTCAGGCCGAAAAACGACTCCAACCCATGGAATCGAAGCTCGTTACCGGCAGCCGAACCGTCGATGTAAATTTCCTTGGCAAGGTGCTGCTCCATCGACTCCTGGAGCCGGCTTGCCATCTTGCCAGCGACATTGATCAGGGCCTGCTGGCCACGGTTCTCCAGCATCTCCTTCTTGTAGATGCTGTCCGTGACCTGATAGCCACGGTAAGGCAGCTGGGCATCGACCCAGAGGTTCTGGCGCGAGAAGACGCGCGGCGTCTCGCCATTGTTGCCGGATACGGGCTGATTCCGGTAACGGACCTGCCAGTCGATCCCTCGGCCTCCCTGGTTCATGACCACGTTACCCGACGCTTCAAGGGCCGAAAACACCTTGAACTTACGGAATGTGGTCAACTCCTCCTCGCGGAGGTAATTGATGATGGTTGTGCCGATGGAACGTGCCCAGTCTGTGCTCGACGGCATTGCTGCTGTCCTTTCAGATTAGTCCTCGGGAGCTTGCGTCTTCCCTTAGGAGTTCTTCAAAGGTCCGTTTTGGTCGTGATGCTCGGGGGTCGTTTACCGCAGTGCCTGCTGATCGGCTTGGATTTCTCGCTGCCTCTCGCCGCAGGTACTGCATGTTTTGTTTGGCCAGATCCTGCTGCGGCTCCTGCTGCTGGACGGGCGCTGCCTGAGGCTGTGGGGCCTGGGGCTGCGGGGCCGGAGCGGGCTGGGGCTGCTGCTGGTACTGGACGGCTTGGGTCGCTTGGCTGTCATCGAACACCCGGGCCAGCATGTCCCTTTCGGTCATTGCGATGGCGTAGTCCCATCGCTGCTGGGGGCCGTTGATGCCTCGCTCCCTTGCCTCTTCAATGTATTTGTGTACCAGTAGCCCTTCTGGTGTGACATTGCCTGTTTGAGGATCGAACAGCCAGTCACGATTCTGCTCCTCGACGCCGGTTACAAACTGCTCGTTCTGCACCTGCTCGAACTGCTGCTGAACGATCTGCTGGGCCTGTTTTGCAGCCAGATCCTGCACCATCGGCCCCAAGGCGGCCTCGGGATCTTCAAGGAACTTCTTGGCGAAGTCTGCCTTGTACTGCTGGTAGTCCATGAGGGCGTGCCGGGCATCCAGCGGCGCATCCTCGGAGATTACTTCCCGGCCGTTCTCGTCCTTGACGAGATAGCGCTTGTAGGACTCCCGCACTTCGGGCGGATTCCACCACTTGGCCTTTTCCTGGGATTGTGGCGAGGCCTGCTGCGCCATCCTGGCCTGAGCTGCCTGCGGGTGCTGCTGGGCAGGCTGCTGTGACTGCGAAGACCGCCATGTCTCAAACTCACGGCGA